TATGTAATTATTAATTCACCTTCAATAGTATATTTTTGTATTTTGTTACCTTTTATGACTAGATTTTCATTAATATTATATTTTAATGGTATTTCTTTAATAATTGTAATTGGTATATTATTTTGCATTTGTAATTTTTGTAAAGCTAGTAATTCAACCTCTTTCTTTTTTTCTAATATTTCAAGTTCTTTCTTTTGTTTTTCAATTTCAAATAAATGTTCTTCTGACATACCTTGATAATCTTTTTGTTTTCTGTTTATAATACTAACTAGTTCAGAATAAAATTCATTGATAACATAATATGTTTCGGTCATTTCTTCAACATATTTATATTTTAATTTGCCAGAAAAATCCATTCAAGATATCATGATTAGTGATTGCTTTTTTAATAGTTTTAGGTGATATTTTATATTTTTTACATACTTCAGTTATTGAACTTAATGTTTCAATAACTGAATTTGTATCCGGATCAATACGTTCAATAGTAGTTCCTTTTTGATTAATAATTTCATTTACTGGTAATGTATTATTTTCCAAATATTTATCTTTAATTTCATCATCTAAATTATTCCATTGAAACCAATGATAACCTGATAAAGGCGTATTATATTTTATAGCTGTAGATAATGCAGAAGGATGTTGTGAAATATAATCAGATGCTAATTTTTGATTTGAAAATACTTTGATTATTTTAGTTTTATTTAAATTTATCATTGCAATATAACCAACTTTTTTTTCTCTAACATCTACTGTTTCTCCAATATCCTTTACTTTATCTGGATTAGAATCATTACGCGGTATTAAAAACCATCTATATCCTAAATATTTTGTTTTCTGTTGCGAAGCTTTTTTAATTTGGGTATAACTTGCACTTGGAATATTTCGTGTTGCTTCAGTAATACTATCATATATTTTTATTAATTTATGTATATCTTTACCACTATATATTTGTACTAGTGGACCTTGAGAAAATTTTGGATTTGTAAAGCTTGTTACCTCATTATTATCTATATTAGTAGAATTATTATTAGTAGAATTATTTGGTAATATAATTTTTTCTAGATTAATAGATTCATTAACATTACTATCTATAATTATTTCTTTTGTATTTTGTTTATCTAAACTATTAATAATAATATGTTTATTATTAGAATGTATAACGATATTATTCATTTTATTTATAATATCAATTAATAAATTTTTATCAAAATTATATTTCGATAAAAATTTAATTAATGTTAAATCTTCTTCAGCATATTTTTCTCTAGTTTCAAGTAATAATTGTTTATCATCTTTAATACTATCTAATATTATATTTCTTTGTTTAATAATTTCTAATTCTTTTTGTGCATTAATTAATTTAATATTATTAGATATAAAATATTTAACATTTTTTTGTGCAAGTCTAACTATAGTATTAAACATTTCTTCTGATTTTATTAAATAAACTTCATTCGATTTAGTTGTATTATTAATAACTTCTGTATATTTACAAGCTAGTAATTTTTTATGTTTATGTAAAAATTGTTCAAATTCATAATTTTGTTCGCATGGAAAACAATATAGTACTTCTACTGATAGATTAAATATTTTATTAATATCTTGAATTCTTTCTTTAATATTCATTGTTTCGCCTATTTTAATTAAAAAACTATTATTAGCAAATGATTGTAACTTCATAATATAAACTAGTCGTTTTCTTTGATGAGCATTAATTAATGTATTATGTTTTGTATTTTCCATTTTATATTATTATATAAAATTATTTGTTTAAACTAATTGTATATTTTAGGATGATATAAAATAATTTATTTTTTTATTCAGGAAATGTAATAATTAATTTTTTAATATTTTCATTTTTAATAACAACTTTATTTATTGCTTTAATAACATAAGAAACATCAAAATTTTTATCATTAGGATTATAACGTATAATACTATATTCTTTTAATAAGTATTCTTCACGATTTTTTTCTTTTTCAGAACTATAATGATTATGACCAAATTCATCACATTCTATAATTAAATTATAATCTAAAAATAATAAATCTACTATATATTTACTAATCTTAAATTGTCTTTCAAGTTTAAATACTTCATTAAAAATATTATCAATAAAACCTATTGTTTGATTTTCTAAACTCATAATTGTTTTTACTTGTTCGACATTTCGTAATAACGGAATATATCTATGTTTTATATTATAACTTGATTTTATTAATTCAAAAACTTCATTAGTCATAAATATATTACATTTATTATATTTTCCACGTTGTAAACTAATTTCTTTTTTTGTAATAAAATGAATATCTTCTTTAAAATGTTTTTTTAGATATGTTAGAATATTATCTTTTCTAGTATTAAAATATAGTATTAAATCTTCAAGATTTTTATCAAATTTTATACTTGTCGTATCTAAATCTATAATATTTGCAGACATAATAACGTATATTAATTAATGTTGTAAATATTTGAAAATTTTATTCTCAATTTTTTAGGAGATGAATTAAATATGAAGAAATTAGTAAAAAATTATATCACAACATAATTTTTCATTATATTTATCTCTGACATAATATTTTCAAATAATATATCTACTAAATGATTTATCGCGATTTTAGATTATTATAAAATATAAATCATAAAATAATTATTCTTTAATTTCAAATTCTTTTAATTTTTCAATCAATGATTCAAATTTAGTAATAGTATTTACTTTCTTACTCGATGAAGTACTCCAACGTTTTTTATCACCAAGTCCTGGATGTCTATCGATTACAAAATTATCACCACATTTATCATTAGCAGGACTATAATAACAATATTTAGGTACCATGTCCTTTGTAACACCGCAATCTTGAGGTAATTTATCAACTTTTTTACCAGATGCGTGTAAATCAGTTATTGTTTTAGCCATTTGTTCTTCATTATTATTAATAATTACTTGTGTTGGTGCATCAGTAATTAATTCTACTAAATTAGCTTTAATTACTTCTTCAGGATAACTACTTTTCTCTAATATAGCATTAAATGAGTTAATTAATTCATTACGTCTTACTTCATTAGCTAAATCAGATAGTTCTTCTAATTCAGGATTATTCTTTGCAATTTCTTCAAGTTTTAATTTAGTTTCTTGTAATTTAACTTTTAATGATATTTTAGTAGATCTAGTACTCTTCCATGTAAAACGTCCTTCGTTAAGAGTCTTAACACCTTTAATTTCAATACAAAAACCTTCTCCATGCTTACCATTAGGCTTAATATACCAAATGTTTCTAGGGATCATATCTGGAGTAATGTCACAACCTTCAGGAAGTTCTACTTTACGTTCTCTTTTTTTAGTATTAAAATTTTGAGCTGATTGTGAAGTTGCCATACGTAAGTTTTCTTTACGATTATCACGACCTATACGATTAATATGATCTACAGTATGTTGTTGTCCTTTACCTTCAAATGTTAATTTATTCATTACTAAATTATGTAAATATAATGTTTTTTTATTATCTGAACTATCATGTCTTTGTAAATATCCACCATCATTATGATAACACCACGATAATTTACATATTTTTTCTTTATCATCAACATCAAAAACATGTAATATATGTTTATTTTTAAAAAGAGCATATGCTACAATATATTCTTTATTATTATATTCAATTATTTCATGATTAATTTCTTTAGTAGTTTTTGTTTGAGTTACTTTTTGAATTACTTTTACTTCTTTATTTTTATTAATAAATTTTGGAATAATAATTGGTTCTGTTATTCCTGCAATTATATCTGGGCTGCTTGTCATCTTGTATTCTTATATAAGATTATAAGATGATTTGTTTTTAAGTGGTTTATTATTCAATATTTTTTGATATACATTCTTAGTTGCTATAGGCTAATCCGCCCATGCCACTTAGGATACGTAGTACGTTGTAGTTGAGGGCATAGATAGAGATTTTGCTGTCATCAGCAAGGAATTGAGATTTGAAATCAGCTACACCGTCAACACCAAAGGTGAGGTTGAGAGTAGCGTTATCGATACGAGACATATTGCAAGTACCAGATGGTTGGTGGTCTTCGGGGTTAAGAGAGAAAGAATACATGCAGAGACCATCTGAGGGCGTATTGGAATGATGTTGCCAAGGTTGTACGTAGTTAAAATAATTTCCATCGCGTTCAGAAAAGCGATCATGCCCATTGAGTTGTAGGAGTCCTTTTTGTACGGGGTTTTCAGTTCCGTTCATGTACACACCGTAGTTGTCATATTGGCGTACTACAACATCATAAGTGGTTGAGCCTTCGCCAGTAGCAGCACGAGCAGTTGCTCCGAAGAGTTGGCTAACGGGTTTAGATGCATCATCAAGAGATAGAGGTTCACCTAGAATGGTGATGTTATCAACATCAGTTTCAGTAGTACTGATTGCTACAGCGTTAGCAGCATTGAATTTAGCAATGAGAGCAGCATTTGTTACTGCGGTAGCTAGTTGAAGTCTGTTGTTTGATAAATCAAGGGCAGTTCCGGTATATTTAGCAAGAGCGAGTACGAAACGTTTAGTAGCTTGAACACAGAGGTTATTAACATCAGCAGAATCATAGGCAAGGAATGTATACGCACCAGATGGGTTAGTGTAGCGTCCGAGTTTAAGATTCCAATAGAGAGCTTTGCAAGGGTGGTTGAAGTTAAGACGGAACTTGTTGCTGTTGATTGATACTGATTCTTCGCCGGTGAATTGAATTTGTTCAATAAGATATTCATGTGCATTTTGAGCAAATTTCTTGCGTTCTTCACTTTCGAGGTAAACATAATCTACAAAGAGAGAAGCGGCATCCATACGAAGTCCAATTTGGTTTCCAGGGCTGGAAGTTACAAACCCGGATGATACAATGCATTCTTCGAGTTTTCGGAATTCGAATTCATAACGGACATCGTGGTATTGAAGGGCGATGAGGGGGAGCGCAAGCCCATCATTTCTGCAATGGAAGAAGTATAGAGGTACATATAAAGTTGCAGATTTGTGTGTTTTAGATAATTGAGTAAGTTCGGGGGTATTACCGATCATTTTAGCATAGCCGCGATCTTGACCGAATTTACGAGATAATTCATACCAGCAATTCATCCAATCGCCGTATTGTTTATCAATTTTAGTTCCGCCAATATTAAGCTCGACAGAGGAGATAAGAGCATGTCCGACTTTACGTACCCATGCCCATTTTTGCGCGGCGTCTCCAGAATCACCTGCGCTAAGAACTACACGAAGATATACATTAGATACAAGATCTCCGTTTCTTTGTAAAGTAGCTGAAACTTTGCGACCGAAATCAGCAGCACCAGAGAAAGTTTGTTCAATGCTTTCTACTGCAAAGTTAGTATGTCTTCTATATACAACTTTGAAAAAAGTAATTTGAGGATTACCTGTTAGGTAAACATCTTGAGCACCGTATGCGACCCGAAATTCTTATATCTTTCAATATAAGCGGGACTATACCTTAAGCTTTCAACGAAAATAGGGAATTTTCTCAAGCCTACCCATTATAGTCTCTGAACCTTCAACTCTAGTATTTTACCCATATATACTAGAGATGCTTGGCTGCGGATTGTCCAATCCTTAACGTTTTTACTATCCCAATGGTCGTTATCCAAAGGCATTATGCTTTTCACAAAACATAAGAAGTAGTTAAGGCTCTTAGGAGTTTCCCGCAATTTAAGAGTATCGCCATAAATAAATATAAATATAAATATAAATTATGACTAGCCAATTATATCAAACCATGTATTACACTATTTACTCTTATTGGTATTACATGGAACCAATAAGATAGTTGACTGTTCAACTCCATCATTAAAGTTGCATAAGTCCGCCTCCCATATTGTTATATATATAATATAGTATAAGAAAAAAAATTAAAAAAAAACTAATTAAATTTATATATATTTTTTTTTTATTAAATATATATAAAGTTATTGGTTATTTATATATAAATATTTATAATGTCTGATTTTTCAACAAATTTTAAAGATAAAAATATTAAATATTCTTCTTTTTGTAATAATATTTTAAATAAATCATTACTTATACATGGAACTCTTGATAGTAAGCACCAAGACAAGATCAAAGAATTTGAAAAAAGAGACAAGGTAATAATAAAATACCAAAATAAATTGGATAAGCTACACGAAGAGTATAATGTTATAAACAAAAAAAATCCAATCGATTATATCGAACAAGACATTATAAAAAAAGCAAAAATAAAAGATCAAATTATAGAAATACAAGAAGAAATTACTAATTTAAATAACATGTCTGACACGCTCGACTATTTCAATAATACAATTGATCTGTTAAGTAAATATTACGACGATGATAATAATAACAATAATAATAATGAAAATATAATTGATATATTTAATATAAAAAAAAATGATGATAAAGCGCAGATCTTTTATAAATATTTAAAAAGAACAAACCAAATAGATTTAAATCATAAACAGAAAAAAAATAATATTAAAGTATGCTCTCAATGTAATGTTGACAAAGTATTGCATTTACAAGATGGTTTGTTTTCGTGTACGCAATGTGGAAATTGTGATTTTATACTAGTAGACAGTGATATGCCGAGTTATAAAGATCAAATAGTAGACAATAAACACAATGGATATAAACGTATGAATCATTTTTCTGAGTTACTAAATCAATTTCAAGGCAAAGAAAGCACTGAAATACCAAATGAAGTTTTTGAAAAAATTATAGATGAAATAAATAAATTAAGAATTGAAGACCTTTCTACTCTTAATAATTATACAATCAGAGCAATATTAAAAAAGCTTAATTTAAATTTTTATTACGAACACATATCCTATATAATTAATAAACTTAATGGTATTCCGCCACCATCTATTAACAGAGAATTAGAAGATAAATTAAGACAAATGTTTAAAGAGGTACAAGAACCATTCCTTTTATATAAACCAAAAAATAGGAAAAATTTTTTAAATAACAATTATGTATTCCACAAGTTATTTGAATTATTAGAAGCAGATCATCTATTAAGTTCATTTCCTTTCCTAAAATCAAAGGAAAAATTGTATGAACATGATCAAATATGGAAACAAATATGCGAATATAATAATTGGCAATTTATAGAAAGTATATAAAAAAATAAGATAATAATATAAAGATTTAATAATATTAAAAAAATATAATGCTAGACTATATATTTTTAATTCCGATTGGATCTACGATTAATGGTAAATTACTTGAACAATATTTAAAATTAAGGTCATGGTGTGATAAAAACAACGCAGATATTTTAATTACAAACGGTAAAATGCATAATTTTGCAAGAAACTATTTAGCTACAGGAGGGAAAGGATTTGAGAATCCAGGTCCTCCTGACGCAAAATGGTTAATTTGGTTAGATAGTGATATTCAATTTACTATTGAGCAGATTGAAACTTTAATAAAGATAGAACACCCTTTTGTTTCAGGGTGGTATGTGTCTGATCTTGGTAATCAAGTGATGGCTGGAAGATGGGATATTGAATTTTTCAAAAAACACAAGTTTATGCCATTTTTTGATAAAAATAAATTATTAGAACTTGCCAAAGACAAACCCAACGATTATTTGGAAGCAGATTTTGTTGGTTTTGGATTTGTTAAAATCCACAGAAATATTATTGAAAAAATGACGTATCCGTATTTTACCCTTAATATTCAAGAAATTGACAATTTTAAAGATTTATCGTCTGAAGATTGTAGCTTTTGTCAGAATTGTTTTAAAGAAACAGGGATTAAACCAATTATTGTTCCAAATTTACATGTAGGTCATCTAAAATCAATACATTTATATTAATTTATAATATACGTGAAGAGTATTGCTATGATCTATTATTAGCAAAAGCATACCTAGGTTGACTGGGAGACATACTTGTGTAAATGGGGGGTGGCATTTGCATAGTTGCACCCATTTGCACCCCACCCATAGGCACCCCGTTATGCATTTGCATAGTTGCACCAATAGGCATCCCGTTTTGCATTGGTATCACGCTTTGCATTGGTGAAATTTGTCTCGTTGATTGGGATAGGTATCCTTGTGTAAATCCTTGTCCATATCCTGGTTGCATTTGTTGCATTTGTTGTATTGGCTGCATTGGCTGCATTGGCTGCATTGGCAGATAATTAGGTGCATTATATGGATTTTGTAAATATTGTTGAATTGCAGGATTTTGAATTTGTGAGTAATCTGCATTTTTAACTTCTCTTTTACGTACAACTATTGTTTCTATTTGTGTATACATTTCTGTATTTGATACTGATCTGTCAGTAATAAAACCATCAAATTTATAATGAGGTTCGTCATCTGATTTTATTTTTATAATCATATTCATATTGTTTTTCCCTACAAAAACATTATTTGTATTCATATTCTTAGTATTAATTGCATTTATCTTATCTAATAATTGATCATTATTAAAATAAGTCAAAAATATTTTATTATTTGCTACATTTAAAACAGGAGTAGTAAACTCAAAATCATTTTCTTTATATAGATTAATTGTAGGTTCGTTTAAATATTGAATGATATCAGTTTTTAGATCAAGAAGTGTAGCTAATACATTTTCAGATCCATTTTCTGCGTCTATATAATTTTTTTTTTTTTCATTAAATGTATGTATAATTTCATCATATTTAGTCTTTAGATGAATGTTAGTGATATCTAAATTATTGTCAATAGTAAGTCCTTGGTTACTTTTTTTACATTCGCAAGCAATATTAGACAAATTGTCTGCCAAATTCTTGATTTTGGTATATTCTTCTGCAAATGAAGGAGCTCTCCTGTCTGATATAATAGTATAAGTATATTTTTTACCAGTTTTTACTAAGATATATGCATTGTCAGAAAACAACCCTTTAAATACTTGTTTGTCAACAAATGGTATACCGTCTTTCTCTTGTTTATCATTATGATAAATTTGAGAAAATTGTTTTATTATTTCGTATTTTGTATCAATCATTGACATATCCATACCAAATACCAAATAAGTTCCATCTGTATTAGGGTCGTACTCAGTATCACTTGCTGGAGCTGTAATTTGTAATGGTTGTGCTTCTCCATTTGTAAGTTGTAGCGGTGATGCTTCTTCATTTGTATTTTGTAGTGGTGGTTCTGCTTCTTTGTTACTTGAACCCAAAAATCCACCACCACCTTCAAAATTATTATTTTTAAATTGTTTTAACATATTATATTTATGTTTATACTGTATATATTTTTGATAATATTCGTCGTCTAAATTTGATTCCATAATATAATAATATATATATATATATTATTATATATTTTTTTTAAATTATAATAATACTTAAATATACTTTATAATGATATAATATATTAATGGGTGGAGGATTATTGCAAATCGTATCCTCTACAAATGAAGATTTATTTATTACTTCAAAACCTCAAATAACATTTTTTAAATTAGTTTTCTATAGGTACACAAATTTTTCAATAGAAACTATAGAGGAGTTTTTTGACGGAGCGCCTGATTTTGGCGAGAATGTGACATGTACTCTTGCAAAAACAGGCGATTTGATACATCATATGTATTTAAAAATAGATTTACCCGAGGTACATATACCGATACTAAAGGATTCGGCGATACATCCGAATAACAAAACATTTGTTAATAATACAATGGTACAATATAATGAAGTGAATCAAAACTTTACCAATTATAAAAAATATATAAAATATTTTTATATTATATGGAGACTGTTATGGAAAGAGGCTATTAGTATTGCCGGAAATTATAATTCAGTAATGAATATTATAAATTTGTATAAAAAATCAGATAACTGGATCGAATATAATAAATATAACAATATATTTACAAATGTGTTTACAAAAAAAAACAATAGTTATATTAATTTTGATATTGTTTATATGTTTGAATTATCATTAAAAACCGAATATCAATTCTCAATTTTTAGTATTCTTAAAAACAACGAATTCAAAGACAAACTAAAAACATTTTTAATAACGTACCGTGAAAATACAGTACTATATAACAATCAATTATTTAACGAATTAACAAAAATAAAAAATGTAATTGACACTGAAAGAATAGATTATTACCGTTTTTCATGGCTTCCTAAAATAGGACTACGGTTAATAGATTCTATAGATATTTCAATAGGCGGTCAGGTGATTGACAGATTAAATTCTGATATGTTGAACATTTGGTACGAGCTTACAATATCCCCTAATCAAATAAATACATTTAATAACATAATAGGCAACATTCCTAAATTAAACACTTATAATACAAACAAAAAAGAGTCATATTCATTATATATCCCGTTGCCGTTTTGGTTTTCAAAATACACAGGTATTTCTTTACCAGCTTTGGCATTAAGATACCATGATATCCAAGTAAATTTAAAATTAAAAGAATTATCTGAATGTTGTATGGTCGAAACAATAGAAAACAAACTAAGTGATAATATAAATATAAACGAACATATAAGCATATTAAATGCGTCTTTATATATTGATTATGTTTACATAGAGCAAGAAGAAAGAAAGAAATTTGGGAGGAATTCGTTGGAATATTTAATAGACCAACATCAATACTTGCCTGTGAATAATATAAATTCGTCTAACATCAACCAATTGTTGTATTTTGTAAATCCAATCAAAGAACTATTATGGACATGTCAAACAAAAGTATGGGATAGGTATGAATTTGTTAAAATATACAATTTCACAGCTATAACTAATTTAACAAATGATAAAATAAAATTAATTATTGGTAATAAACATTTAATTAAAAAAGATGATAATATAAGAATATATAATAGTAAATATTACAACAATACTTACAAGGTAATTAACGTAGACGAGACAACCGTAACAATTAATAGCGATTATATAATAAATGATTATGGATATGTGGAAATTATAAACACTATGTATTCAGAGAACACGATAGATACCTTAACAATAACTTTTAATACTACGGAAAGAATTTCAGCCAGAGATGGCATGTATTATAACTTAATTCAACCATGGAAACACCACTCAAATATTCCTTCGCCTGGAATTTATTTATTTTCATTTGCAATTAATCCTGAAGAGTATCAACCGAGTGGCAGCTGTAATATGGGACTATTAGACGCTAATCAAGCTTTTATAAACATAAATCCTATATTTTTAGAATATATGGATAAAAATGTTTCTATTAATTTTTATGCAAGGAGTATAAACATTTTGAAAATTACAGAAGGGATGGCGAGTTTAGCTTTTTCAATATAAAATTAAATAATTAAATATATAATTGAATTATTTTTTTGATAATTTAAAGATTAATTTATTATTTTATAGTAATAAATTAACCATGCCAGCTGGAGGTTTGCTACAATTAGTTAGCTGTTCTGATAATAAGTTGCTTATAGATAATTTAAATTTCAGCCATTTTAAATTAGTTTATAAAACATCCCATCCTTTTTCATTTCAAGATTTAAATATAAAATTTAAAGGGCAAAATAAATTCGGAGGTAAGCATCATTTAAAAATACCAAACTATGGTGATTTACTTCAGAATTTAACAATGTACTGTGAATTGCCGTCATTAGAGGCGAGATACAATAATGATATTCCAACTGAGCTAATACTTAATACAGACGACACTGTTTTTAACTTGTCAACAAATAATATTAATTATATTTTAGAAAGATTTAACGATTTTACATATTTTACATATTTTGAGAACGACAATATAATAAATGTTTATAATTGGCTAGATCATACAAAAGAATTAAAAAAAAGTACAATATATCAAAAGATAAAAGATTATAATATTGTAAATAAAAATTTTATATCACCACAAAATTATGATCCGAATAACGTTTTAATAAATGAGCTGAATCAAATGTGTTTTAACTATGTTGATAAAAAAAAAGATTTGTATAATTTTTACTATCCATTACAGATGCAATATTTACTACATTTATTACAAGTAAAAGATGATAGAAAAATAATGACATCATATGATTATTATCAACAATTTATTTTAAAAATAACAAATTATATAATTGAAAATAATGAAATACAATTAATTAAATATATTGAAGAAAAACAACAAGATTATATTTTAACAAGTTTAGACAATCAAATTTATTATGAAAATATAATTATTAATTTAATACTTAATATTAACACAACAACTAACATAGAACCATTAATGTATTTTTATAAAAAAAATGGTATTATATATGATTTGACAGATATATTAGTAAATAAAAAATATTCTATAACTAATTCTAATTATATTATTAAAACAGAAAAATATACAAATAATGATATTACAATAGAAAACGAAATTTTTAATAATACATTTAATGATAAAATATATTTTATTGGTTCAAGACCTCAAATAATTAAATCAGAAGATTTATTTCAAATATTAAAAATTAAATTTATAAAAAGTAGAAATAATACTGGAAGTACATATACATTAAACCCAAATGAAGCAATAGAATGGGAGATAAAAATTTTAAAAAATCAAGATATATCTGATTTACCACTATTAAATGATGGTAATAAATATTTAATGTATATATATAATAGTATAACACCAAATGAACAAAATATAACTGATTATCAAGGAAAGTATATTATAGATAATAGTCAAAAAAAATTTTTTGTAGATACTAGTGATAATTATATTCCTATTACTTATTACATTGAAGATCTTTCGCAATTAAATATCAATAAATCATTTATTCCTGTTTTATTATTAAGCAAATTAGGATCTATCAAAGGTGACGAATTCAAATTTAATAAAAAATATTTTTTAGATAAAGATATGAATTTTAAATTAATTAAAGAAATTTATATTGATGAAAATGGTAAATCTGGAATCATTGTAAGTTTAAAAAAACGTGATACAAGTAATAATATTGATATATATGAAGATTATTATGTAGATGCAAGTGGAAATTACAGAGGTCCTATTTATTCTTATGAAGATATAAGTAACAATTATATTATTGATGTAACAGCTGATTTTATTATTGATTTAATTGGAAATTTTACTCAAGATAGATCAATTCAAAGTCAAACAGATATAAATAATAATTTAATACCAATATATGATTTTATCAATAAAGGGAAAGGTTTTAAATATGTTTATAAAGGAAAATATTATAATTATTTAAATTTGTATTATAAAAATAATTACGAAAAGCCATCAAATTTGACGGATGGATTTCCTTATCTTTTACCTTTTGCTATTTTTGAGTTATCATCTTATAATGAAGATTCAATAATATTAAAAAAATTAAATTTACCAGGTATAAGTGAAACAGATTTATATTATCATACATCAGAAGTAGTAATAAGAGATAATAAAACAGATAAATTTAAAATATATGGTAATAAATTTATTAACATTAATAATATAGAAGAAAATTATACAATAAAAGATCAAGAAGTTTATTTAAATAATAATTTTAAATATTATTGGAATAATAACACATTATATGATTCAACGAATTCAATTGATTATGTAACATATGAATATTGGCAAGAAAATAATATTGCATCGAAATTTATAATTGAATCAAATGATATTAATAATAATAAATTTATATCAATATCAAATATTAAATATGAAAATATTAATTATGATATTTATGAAAATTATAAATATATAATTACTAAAATAAAAAATTTAAATTTAGAAAATTATGAAATATACAATATTATTATTAATAATATTGGACAAACTATTAATATAAATCATAATATAATAAAAAATATATTTACTAATTTATTTTCATCAAATTATTTTTTTTCTCAATATGTTGTCACTAATTCAAATGTGATTGCTTTACAGAGCAAGTTAGTAGCAGAGCATGCAAATAATTATTTAAAAAGTATTATAGGAACATATGATAATAATATTTTTGTTGAAAAAATATTAAATAATTGGAATGAGTTTATAGAATCCCAGGATCTGTTGTTTTTTAAAACTATACAGAATGCAAACAGCTCTAGCTTTAACATTATAAAGATGTTGAAAAATTATGAAACATTTCCAACATTAAAAATAAAAATTAAACAAATATCAAATGAAATATTATTAAAAAAGCCAATTAATTTAATTTTAACAAATGCAAATGATATATCATATAATCCAATAAAAATATCAAATTTAAATTATTTTGATAATAATACTAATATAAGAAATTTTACAAATAATACTGATTATAAAGATATTAGTAATAATGATATAAATATATTAAAATCATTAAACATATTTACAGAAAATGAATTAAATAATTTAACTTTTAGTTTTAATAAATGGACAATATTGGAATATGATATAATAGACGAATATTATGAAATGTATATAGCTCCTCCAGATTATATTGAATTTAAAAAATTTTTAGCATTATTATATTTTATTAAAACAACAAATAAATTATCATTTTATGTATTTTTTGATATTGTAGGATCTGAAAATATACCAAGTTTTGTTAATGATAAAATAAGAATAATATATAATTGGGATTATTTTAATGATAATTATATAACTAAAAATAGGAATGTAATTGATGCTAAAAATCGTAATGTATTTTTAAACACAATAATTATTGATTTTTATAAATATTTAATAAATAAAATTACAAGTAAAATAAAAAACAAACAATTTTTATTATATGCAACAATATATTTTTATAATAATTTATGGCATTTAATACAAGATATTTTGCAAACTATTCAAAAAGGTTATTCTTCAATGCCAACTCTTGCATCTGCGGGAAATATTTTAATTATTAATAATTTTTCTAATTATTATGATCAAATAATAGTTAATCATATAATTACAAATTTATTTAATAATTATTTTGATTATAATATTAAAAGTAAATGTACTAATTACTTAGATGGTAAAACATTTATTATGAATAATAAAACTATTCGATTTTATTCAGTGTTAAATATAGAAAAAAAAAATTATTTATATACTGATATTGAGTTAACAAATTTAAAATCAATTGAAGTATTACAATGGTTTATATACTATTTAAGTGATAAATTAGAAATATATTATTTACCAGATATAAAACCAAGAATAAGTGATATAAATTTTTGGACAACTTTTGATAATTATAAAGAACAAATATTGAATGGTGTAACATTAACACATGTTAATTTTTTCTTAAAATATTGTCAAAAAGAGTTTGCTAATGAACAAGTTGAATTGGCAAATATATATTATAGTATTAATGAAGTTATGATGAATATATATGATATTTTAAATGAAGAAATTATTAATGATAAAGTTAATAATACGAGTTATAAAATTGTAACTGAAGATAATAAATTATTTTTTGGTAATATTATTAATATTAATAATTATTCAATATTTGATATATTAACAGAATATTTAATACAATTATTTAAACAATATTATACAAATTATACATATAATTATTTATTAGAATATTTTAATGTTACAAAAACAAATTTTATTAATTTTTACAAAAATATTTTTGATAATGTAAATACGATAGGTTTAACAACATATAATCTTTTTAGAGATATTCAAATTATGACTGATTTTAATTGGAATAATTATGATTTAATATTTCCTAGAATAAATCCAGATTATAATAATTTAATTGATAATAATCTACAAGTATCTTCAGTTTATAGTGATTCTAAATTTTATTTTAAATATGATTTATTTTTTAGAAATAAAATTGTTAATTTTATTAATGATTTATATATTTACAATCAAACATTAATTTTAGAAAAATATAATAAATACAAAAAATTATTCAAGTTAAATAAAATTGATGAACAAGACATTATAAATAATTATAATTTAATTTTTGATATAAATTCTGGTAGTGTAAGTTCTAAAGAATTTAAAAAAGTGATAGAATGGGAAATATTTAATGAATTTGGCGTTGATAATTATAGATTAAAAATTATAAATAATAATTTAGGATTATATGATATTTCTAATAATAAAATATTAGATTATACGAGTTTAGGGATAGTAAATGGTAATAATATATTGCAATATATTATTGACAATGGTATGTATAAAGACATAAGTAATAATTCACAACCATATTTTATTCATAATTATTGTGTATATAGAATTAATTTAAATGCAGTAAATAGTCCTATATATAGTAAAATAATAAATAATGGAGTATATGATTTATCAAATAATTTAATTTTTATAAAATATAATAATTTATTTTATCAAGTAATAGAAAAATTATATGAAATTATAAATAATAAAATAATTGGTTCAAATAATACTATTGTTGAAAAAATTATATATGATAAAAGTACAAAAATTGTTCATTATTTATTAAATAATTTAATTCCTGATAATATAAAAAGTGTTTATGATGTATCTGATAATTTAACAATAAATAACATTATAAATGATGTTTTTGAAAATACAATTACATTAAATGATATAATTTATGATGTTAATAAACAATTACAAAATACAGATTATATGACTCCAATATTATTAAATATTTTATTAAGAAATTCTATTTTACCATGTGATCAATCTTGGGAATCATTTGTATTAATATCATTTTGGAATAATATTATAAATAAATTTGGATTTAATGAAACTGTTAGTAAATCAATTGAAAATTATAATAGAGTAGATCCATATAAACAAATTAAAATTATTAATAATACTATTTATATGGACTCATCAAATACTTATTCAACATTTGAAGATACAGATATAATAAAAAATATATATTTTAACACAGAAAAAGAAATTAAATCAAAACAAGAATTATATTCAAAATTATCAGTAACTGAATTAAATGTTATTAAAGAATTAAATGATGTTAAATTAGAATTAAATAAACTATTATTTAATGATATATATAATAATAATATAAATATAAATATAAATAACAAATTTTTTATTATTAATAGTAAAAAGTATTGGTATTTGGGAGAATTAGTAACAGATAGTGAAAAAATATCATTAGATCAATTAGATTGGTCAAATGATCAAAAAGTAAATACAACTTTAATAATTTTAA